GAATCTATACTGTTGGATATCACAATTTTACCCTTATCATCATATTTGGTTTGTGTTCTTGCATCTCTCATAATTCTCTCCATTTCTGCCGCGGTAATACCTTTATTATTGGGGTCAGTATTTTGTGTTGTGGTATTCGTGTTTGTTGCATTATTAACAGGTGTTGATTGTGCGGGTACAGGGTTTACACCTTTACTCTTTTGGTCCTCACTAACTGCCTTTTGTAATAATGCTCTTTGTTCATCTAGAACAGTTTTTAATTCACCACTTGCACTTTCCCCCGTAACATATTTTTCCAACATGTCATTAGCTTTTGCAACATATGTATCCATTTCAGCACCCATTCCCCTATATGTCTTCGCAAATTCTACTTTTAACATTGCTGCAACTTGGGAAATGTTTAATGCTATTTTTTGTGTTTCGGTAAATTGTTCTAATGCGATATCCTTAATATCCATTTTTTCAAATGCCTTTTGGTTTTCTAAAATTGCATCCGCAGTAGTTTGATTTAAATCTTCCAATTCAACTGTTTTACCTAATTGTTCTTGTAAACTTGGTGGCACTTCGATAACCATTTTCCCATCTTTTCCCATTCTGGCAATGTTTGTTAAAAATTCCATCTGGGTTTCATCTACGGACACACCCGCTGCCATTAAATCTGCTGATGCGGATGTTCTTTCAGCGGCAGCAACTGCCATATTTGATAAATCTTGGTAACTCATACCAAGTTCGTCCGCCATGGCTCTTGCTCTCCTAAGGTTAACACCCGTAATTTCAAACTTACCTTGTTCTGAATTATACGTTGTTAAGGATTCTGCAGCACCAATCAACGCATCTTGTAATCCTTCAACATTATTTGTGGCCATATACATCATTTGGAATGGGTCGCCCAAGGAACCAACTGCACCACCTAATACTTGTAAATTCGCTGCCAAGTCAATTGCCTTTTCAGGTGACATTACCTTATCAGCCAAATCGAAGACATTTTGCATGTTCATTCTAAATTCGATAGATTTTTGAACCATCCTATTTAGACCCTGAGTACCATTTTCAAAACCATATTGGTTTAATTTACCGATATTTCTATTTAGTTCTTCAGTTGTTCTTCTGGCGTTCAAACCTAATGTGAGAGATGATTTACCAGCTGTATTTATATTCTCCAATGTCTTTTCAGCACCGATACCGACTAATTCAAATTGTCTAAGTACGGGTCCCATTTCTTTCATATCACCAATAAACGCTCTTGATGTCACCGCCATGTTTTCCATGATGGATTCATTCATTGTAAAAAATCTTCCAGTTTCTTTTGTTGCTGAAATTGCGGTATTGGCTAAGTCATCGAACGAATAAGCCATCCCTTGGACACCATCTAAGGCGTCAACAATATTATTTCTGTAACCTCTAGATAATTCACCCCCAATCGCAATTTGAGCATTTAACTTATTTCTTAATTGAACTTCTTTGTTTAATATGTCCATCATACCTTCGAAAAGATTTGATAAACCAGTTGAAAAAAGACTTTTTAAACCATCTTTTAATGATTGACTACCGAATAATGCTTTACCTATTGATATCGCAGCGTCTGCGATTTTTTCCGGTCCAATTAATTCAGTTGCAGCTTCGGAACTTATCATACCGTAACCAGTTGTAAATCCTGCTACAGATACTGCTTTATTAATTACACCTTTTCCACTACTATTATCATAAGATCCCGGTTTATGATAACGAGATAAAAATTGTTGACTTTCACTTTGTGTTACTGAATAATTACCAGAAATATTATTATTTCTATTGTACATATTCATAGCATCTATATATGCTTTAGAATCTGCGTCAGCACTTCCAAATTTACCAATAAAATCACCTATTAACGGTTTGTTCATATCAATAAATACTATTTGGTATTATTTTCCAATTCAATCAAATAACTAATATAATATCGTCTGATATAGACAGGCATAAGAAGGATATCTCGATATGAGAACCCTCTTTTAACTAAAAATAAAATTTCGTCTAATTGACCTTTACTATAATCCGTAGAAAGGGCGAAAAAATTCTACCCCGAATCCAATTTCAACTTGGATTGTGTCTCCTGACGGGGTTGTTACTGTTTTTTTAAGATCTAATGATGGTTTATTTTCTTTAACAAATTTTCTGAAATCTTGTGAATCCTTGATTGGTAGATTTTGAACAAAATTATGTATGTTCATCATTTCTCTGTTGCCAGCAACAGATTTAATCATCATTTCTAATTCTTTTGTTACAAGTGGTGCAACCCCATTACCATTCCAACTTTTTTCTATTTCGTCAAGTTCTCTTTGTTGTTTTTTAGTTAAAAACTTAAAAGTAACTTCTACTTTAGATTTTTCCATAAAGTATTTGAATTCACCATTTTCATTTGGTGTTAATCCGAAATCTTTAAACTTAACTTCACTTAAATCAACCTTCGCGGTAAATGCTTCGCTTGTTTTTGGGTCGGTTACATAAACGTTGAACTCAGGTCCGAACGCGGTGTTTCTTAAAAAGATTAAAACGGCTTGTCTATCTTCATCAACTAAATCGTCTGTGTTAAAATCTTTATCTAAAATTTTTCTTTTTAGTAATTCATCTACCACAGCATTACTTTGAATTAGGTTTTGTGCCGATAGTATATTTTCATCAGCAGCGGTTAAGTATGCAACTCTTAAAGATTTTTTTTGTATTGTATAATGAATACCTCTACTTGGTAATTCTACAACATCATATGCAATTGTTGGGTCTACTACAAATTGTTCCATAGAATAAAATATATTAAATAACTATCTTAATGTAAAGTTTTAAAATAAAAAAAGGTATCCTTTTGAGATACCTTATTTTTGACAGATTTATTATTTTAGTAAACTTGGATACATCTATCCATTCTCAAAGAACAAACGATAGTTGCAATTTCATCTCTTGAGTAATCTAAATCACCGAAGTTTAAATCGGTAATAAATGTACCTTGTAGAATCCACTTTTCAACCACAACACCTGTTGGGTCTAACATTTCTAATTCGATATCTTTTTTATATCCAGCAGCATAACCCATACGACCTGTTACTGATTCTGCATGTAAACGGAACCATTCCATAAGTGCTTGAGAAGCAGATGGACCAATTGGGTCTTTAAAGGTTACTCTCATTTCCTGCCATTCAAATCTTCCTGCTACATATGTCGATGTATTCAAGAAGGGAATAGCCACAGAATTGATTTTAGCACTTGGTCTAGCCGCTGATGTTACATACCATTCATTGATACCCAAAGATGATGGGAATCTAACGATGAATCGGTTTTGTCTTTTCGGTTCATAAGGAACCGGCATTTTCATTAATAAATCTGCCATTTTGTATTTGTTAAGTTTTTAGTTATTCTTTATTCCTATAAATATATTCAAATCAAGAAATATTTTTTTTTAACTATAATTGATTCAATACTTGATTTTATCAAAAATTTTAATTAGTTTTTTACTAGTCCCAGTATCCAGTTCTAGAATATTTCTTAACTTATTAATAAATACTAGAATATCTGGTTCCAGTATACTGGATTGTATATAAAAGTATAATTATTATAAAAAATGGTTCCGCGTGGAACATGTGGAACAAAAAAGGGAATCCAATGGACTCCCTTTTCATTTTTATATACTTTACTTTAGATATTATCGAAAGACGCACCTGTAGGTGTAATAACAAACTCAACATCAATAAATTCAAGAGAACGAGTAGGTTTGATATAAATTTTACCTCTAAGTGTGTTAGCATCAATATCCTCTGGATCATTTGATACTGTTACACGGAAGTCAAATAAACCTCTCTCTTTCTTAATTGATTCAAGAATAGGATTTACTAATCTCAAAAACTCATTTCTTACTTGTTCGTCATTTTGTTCAAATAACAATCTAATTGCAACCGCTGAAATTAACTTTCTAGCTCTTAATAATAATCTTCTTACGTTGATTCTATCAAGTGCAGATTCTCTAACCTGTAGGGTTTTATTACCCCAAATAATTGTACCAGTGTCTGAGAATGTTGCAATTGGGTTAATTCTGTTCTTATAAAGGTCATCTCTTTCATCAAGAGTAAGTTTTTTGTATGCTTTAATCGCGTTTATTAAACCTCTTGAATAACCCGCTACAGCGAACCAAGGATATGAAACGTTATCGGTCAATGCGATATTCTTTAAAACTTCCCCTGTTGGTGGAATATACAACTGAGTTGCGTTGTCCCCATCTCTTACTTGAATCCAAGGCCAGTATGTTGCTGAGTAGTTACTATCAATTGAAACTGAATCCAAATTGTCAATAACCTCTTCTGCGGTTGAAACGTTAGGTGAGTTCATCACATAAAGTGAATCCGCTCTATCATTTTCAATCATGTCGATTGCCTGAGTAACCAATGAACTGTGGTCGAGGAAGTTAATACCTGGAGTTGCAAATACGTTAATATCAACCGCTTCAGGATTTGCAAATGTTTCCACACCTTGTAAGTAAGCATAATAATCAGAGTTACCAACACTTGAACTAAATACACCTCCATTGGTTGTATGTCCACTTACATATACATTTTTACCGAAAATGAACGCGTCTCCGTTAGTTCTTACATTTCTGTAGATATCCCAACCATCACAACCACCAAACACCGCGAAAGTAAACTTACGGAAAGAAACGTTTTCCAATTTATCTTTACTTAACCCTTCTAAATCATATGGTGTACACTGAAATGTTACTCCTGTTATAGAAGATGCGTTTGTTGATAAGTGGAAACCAAAAGTTTCTGTTGACGCTCCTAATCCTTTATATTTCAATAAGTCTCTATCAAAACCAACTTGAGATGATAGACCCAAGGAAACCTTTCTTACTTTGTCACCATTTGATAGAACAGGTGTACCGTCTACTTCATATGATATTACATCGCCAGCGTCAAAATATTCAGTTTTGTATAAAACACTACCTAATTTATTTCCACCACCGAATGTTCCGTTATTTTTAAACCCTTTGAAACCAGCAGGAAATGCATCGGTTGGGTGATTATCCGCCATAGATAACATAATGTATCTTGAACGTAATTCATATTCACCATCTGATGTACCAACTTTTCTAGCAACATAACCTGGTAAATCAGGATTCATATTACATCTTGTAAATTTCTCTAATACAACGATATTATCGTCAGAATCATTGAAATCTCTAACTATTAAATCAAAATCACCACTATCTAAATCGATGTTTTGAACCGTTATTTTAACTTGGAAGTTTGCCGCTTCACCATCTGAAATTGTGATAACTTCAAATAAATCTGCAACTTCACCACCACGAACTTCAGAAACAACCATAGGAGAAATTGTGGTATCCCACTGACCTAAGAAGTTGTTACCATCTGTTTCTACCACAACCGTTGTACTCAAACCTCTAATTAAACCCTTATCAAAAGCAGATTTTAAAAGAGACGAATAAACTTCGTGTACATATAAAGGAAAATCCGATTTTACTTTATCAAAAACTTCATGACCTAAAACTTTGGTGATGAATTTTGTTGATGTTGTGTCTAATGAACAAGTGAATGATTTTGCACCACTTGTAGAACCTGTTACATTTAAAGTAAACTCACCTAAAGGATTACCTGTGATATCACCCGAAATACTTACAGTTGAACCCGTAACTTCTAAATTTAATGCTTGACCACTATAAGAACCTCTTGATCTAAGAGCAGCCACCACAACGTCATGATAATCTGAATTCAAGGACGCGTTGTATTCATATCTTGTAACATCAAAGTGGTCATCGTCCCAAACAAATAGGTATGAATATACATCTGTGATTGTAGCACCACTATTGAAAAATACGTTATACCATTCTTTCTGATGATTAGATGTTTCATTGTCTTGACCTGTCAAAGGTGACAAAACTTCATCAGATGCTGTTAATGCTGCAACATCATCTGCATCGGGTTTACCAATAACAAACCATGTTCCTGTATCACCAGTAGTGAAACCACTAAATCCTGTTTCAATATAATCCGTGATTGATGTTCCATCAAAAGCCGTTTTACCTGAAAGTTCACCTGATATTGTACCACCCGTCACAGGATCAAATGTTAGACCTGTTGTCGATGTGTATCCTGTTAATGTGATTGAAACACCACCTAAGGTTTTAATACCATAACTTTTTACTGGTTTGTAACCTGTTAAACCTAAAACTCTTGTTACAAATAATTGATTTGATTCTTCTAAATATGATTTCGCAACATATGGTAATTCATATTTTGGATTACCAATACCATCCTTTACAGGTGATGATGGACCAAAATATGTTTTAAACTCGTCGAAGTTGCTGATTAAAATTGGTTCGAAAGCGGGACCTTTTAAGGTTTCACCAACTAAACCGAGTGTTGTTACACCCACACTTTGAGCCACAAATGTTAAATCCTTCTCTGAGGTATATACACCAGGAGAAACGAAAACTCTGTTTGAACTTGCCATTGATTAATGTTTGGTTAAATAATTTATTACTTACATTATAAATATCTTTGTTTTTATGAAAGATTTCCCTAATATTTTTAAAATAGATATTTATTTATCTAATAATATCTTAATTTATCTTTAGTATGGAAAACACAGTTAAAAACGTTAAAATAAGTGAAAAACATCACGAAATGTTAAAAAAGTTTTGTGATGAAAAAGGAATAAAAATCTATAAATTTTTAGAAAAATTAATAGAAGAAAATTGTAAACCTAAGAAAAAAGATTTGTACGGTGAGTGATTAATGTAGATAGGTAATACCTATTTTAGAACCCACAACTGGTGCACCTTGTAACGTGACCACTCTTTGATCCGTTATTTCAAAACCCACACCCTCTTCTTCTACAAGACCATTAATATCTAATGTAACAATACTATCTATTACGTTTACAACCGTGAAAGATAATGTTGAACCATTGTAAGTAAAATACTCGGTCGATACTTGGATAGGTCTACCGTAAGTATCAATTATGACACTATTTCTTCCTTTGTAATATGTTATGGTAATAACACTACCTTCTAATGGTGGAGTCACAAAAGTTACCTTAGATGTACCCGCAACATGAAAATAATCAACATCTCTTTCTTGAATCAAACCATTAATTGCAACATTAAAAAGTATACCGATAGTTTCACCAACACTAAACGCGGTCTGTAAACCATCAGCAGTGAAACTTACTACGGTTATATCTATTGTTTTATTAATATATTTCTTTTGATAGTTACTACTCTGTATAAACTCATTCATAAGAAACATTCTACTTAAAGCGGGTTTTACCTCAAATTCCTCACTATCAATTAATATACCTAACATGGTAAATTTATAATTCTGAATATAGAATCTACGACTATCCAAAGATTCCATAGGGGTACTATCATCAATACCATCTAAAACAATTGGAATATAGTGACCCTTAACTGTGGTATATGATTGTCTTGAGGAGAATTTTTGTAAAACAATTTTATTAAATTTATTTAAATCTCTGAATTTAGTACAAACTATAGTAACTTCATATGATATATCAATTGCAACAGGTTGTGGCATTTTATAAATGTCCGCACCCATTTGTGTACCGTTCCAAGTTGGGACAGACGCATAATAGAATGTAGTTCTATCAGGAATTGTTCTTTGAACAGATGGATTTGTTCCAGGTTGTGCATCGGGCTTTCTTATCAAAGCAATAAATGGAAGTTTTATATTTCCATCATCGTCTGTAAACTGCCAATTATTTGTGAATTCCCCCCATCTTTGTATAGTCATAATTTTAGGAATAACGGGAATCATCTCACCGTCTGTCACTATTTTGAAGTTCTTCTTGACAAAGTCCAACATTCCCCCATCTAAATCATCATGTAGGACAGAATCAGGTAAATAAGAATCGGATTTAGTGATTCTATCTAATAACTCTTGTCTTCTCTCAAGAATTTTTTGACCTTGGTAGTATTCCTTGTTTCCGTAAACTTCTATGTCGTTTTTTCTTTTTGGGATACCCATTTTATATTCCTCTAAATTCTGATTCTTGGACAGGAGCACACTCTATTGTCAGATAATGTGGCTTATATCCAAACATTTTATGTTTATTGTCAGCTTGTATTCTACCGTCATTGGTTACTTGATAGAAACGTAATCTTTCTTCACTTTCAGCATAACCAACAAAATCACCGTATCTAATTTGTACACCTAATTCATCTAAATGACTTAAATAAATTCTTATTGTAAGATTACCGGCTTCCAAATATCTTGCGACACCGGTTTTATAAGATGCATTCTTTGCTTCAGCAATTTGAACCAATCCATTAATTTCAATTGGAGGGAAAAATTTAATTTCGTCTTTACCAACTTCAGCATATATTGAGTCGGTATCAGTTTTTGTCCTATCAACTCGATATAAAACAAATTTCATATTCAAGTCACCATGAAGATACTCTTGACCCATTTGTATGTTGATGTCAAAATCTTCTTGTGAGAAGAATTTAGACAATCTGGTGATTGGTAGTTTATTGTTCATATCCTTATAAATAGTTTAATATTATAATCTAATTATTTATATTTGTAATAATGGATAGTATGATTATACCTGAAATTGAAGCAAGAGATGTTTTATTAACATATGAAGGTTCTAATAATCAATTATTGGAATGGAAAAGGAGATTTGTTGAAGTAAAAAACTTTAAACTAACAAGACCACAATCTGAGTATGTTTTAAAATATAAGGACACCACTCCTAAAATTGCTAAAAAATATATTAGTATTGTTTCCAATTTTGGTGAAAAACTAATGGATGAGAAACTTTTAACCTCCATACCCGACAAAATATGGTGTGAGAAACTATTGTGTGAATCTGATAAAGCATATCACATTTGGGGTAAAATTTTAGATTCCGATAAACTATCCGCATTTTGGTTACCAAAAGCGGCGGTAATTCAACCAGAAAAAAAACTAAGTAGGATTATTGATTATTCGGTCTATTCAACAAGACCTCCAATGAATCATCAAAAAATAGCAATTGAAAAACTATTAGCAAACGATAAATATATTTTAGCCGATGATATGGGGCTGGGAAAAACCACATCGGCGGTAATTGGTGCGTTAGAAAGTGGTGCAAAAAAAATACTTATAGTGTGTCCTGCATCTCTAAAAATAAATTGGGAAAGGGAAATAAAAAACTATTCAGATAGAAAAGTATTAATTGTCGAAGGACGTAAATGGGGCTCTACTTTTGATTTCTATATTATTAATTATGATATTATTAAGAACTATCACACCACAGATAAAAGTGAGGATAGTGATGATTATAAATTATTGGTTAATGCCGGTTTTGAGTTGGCAATCGTAGATGAAGCTCATTACATTTCAAACAACACAGCACAAAGAACAAGATTATTGAATGATGTTTTAGAAAAGATTCCTAAGGTTTGGTTATTAACAGGAACACCAATGACATCAAGACCAATAAACTATTTTAATTTATTAAAGATTGTTGATTCACCTCTTACCTTGAATTGGCAAACATATGTAAGAAGATATTGTAAAGGATTTCAATTCAGGGTTGGTAATAGAAAAGTTTGGAACACAAGTGGTGCAAGTAATTTGGATGAATTACGAGAACTAACTAAGAACGTTGTTCTTCGTAGAATGAAAACCGACATTCTAGATTTACCAGAAAAAATTGTAACTCCCGTCTTTCTTGAATTGAGTAGTAAAATGTATGATGAGGAGTTGGAAGAATTTGTAAGAATCAGTAAAGAAAAGAAAGAGGAGGATACAATTAGTATTACTCTTAATCGTCTTATGAAAGTAAGACAATTAATTTCTTATGAAAAAATTCCTTATACATGTGAATTGATTGACAAATGTCTTGAACAAGGTAAGAAGGTTATTGTATTAACAAACTTTACAATGACTCTTGATATGTTACATGAGAAATACAAAAAGAATTCTGTTGTTTTAGATGGTCGTATGTCTAAAGACAGAAGACAAGAATCTGTTGATAGATTTCAAAATGAAGATAAAGTAAAGGTATTCATTGGTAATATTAAAGCTGCTGGTGTTGGTATTACATTGACCGCAGCTGAAGTGGTTATTATGAATGACCTTTCATTTGTTCCTGCTGATCACTCACAAGGAGAGGATAGAGCGTATCGTTATGGGCAAAAGAATAGTGTACTTGTGTATTATCCCGTATTTGAGAATACAATAGAAAAAGTTATCTATAATATATTACAGAAGAAGAAAGGGATTATTGACCAAGTAATGGGAGATGGAGAATTCTCAGAATCGTTCGGTCAAGATTTAATTAAACACTTGCTTTAATTCATCAAATTTTTCTTTCAATAAAACTATAAGATTTTCATCTTTAAAATCTGAAATTCTAATATTAATCATTTTCTCAGGTTCTTTTTGTATTATAACCTCATTAGAACCACCGGAAATGTGTTCAATTTCAATTAATACTTTTCTATCAAAACAAAATGTTGCAATTTCTTCTAATTTTTCTGGTACCATAATTTTTTCTTTTATTCTTACAGGGTGAGTGATTTCTTTTTTGAAAAATATATTTTGTCCTTCCCTATTAATATATCTATTGAGGTTTTGAAATAAAATAATTTCAGTTTCGTTTAATTTAATATCAACATAACACCAATAATCCACATCCGCTTTTAAATCGTTTACCGATCCCGATACAAGATATCCACTTTCATCTTCACGAATTACTTTACCACTCTTTACTTGTATTTTAATTTTTTCTTTTGTTTCTAATTCAATTATAACATCAATACCTTTAAAATCATTTATATCTCCTCGTTGTAATGCAAAATCCATTTTTACAATTTTGTGTTCATTAAAAATGGTTCTAATTTTATACATTAAACAAATAATTGTAATTTGTCCTAATGTCCAAGATTTGTTACACCTAAACCAAAAATGATAAAAATACTTTGTTTCAATATTGGTAGTAAAAAATAATTCGAAATTTCCTTCAACAAAATCAAATAATAATTCTAAATTTTCATCCCACTTATCTCTATCATTAAAATCCAACTCTACTCCTGTTTTTTGATAGTATAGATAGTAAAAATCATGAAAACAATAAGGGTGTGTATTCGGTGTATTTCTCCAACACCAAGAAACGGGAACTTCGTTGAAAAAATCTAGAATTCCATACATTCCATTTTTACGCCAATAACCCCATATACCCAATTCTCTACCTTTTTTTTCAAAAACTATATTACATTTTTCTTTATATTTTTTTTTAAAATCACCAGATAGAAGACTTTTGAAATGGTCATATCTATGATTTCTAATATCTGAATTTAGTATTTCCATAATACAAATATAAAGTATTTATAGGAATATACCAAAAAACTATGTCAATAACAGTAATATCACAACCCGAAAAGGAGAAATTATATACACAGGTGTTTCATTTATTGGGTATGCCCGTTCGTGGAATTGAACTTACCGAGGAGCAGATGGATACATTTATGGAACTATCTATATCCGAATATGAACAATACGTGAGTGATTGGTTAATAGAATCTCAGTGGTCGGCTTTAGCGGGACTTGATGTTGATACACAATCTTTAACACGAGCATTTACAACAAGAAGTTTAGAATACGAAACACAATACACACACTCTTATTCTAAAATTGTTGGTTTACAGACAGGTGGAAATTGGGAATTAAAAAAGGATTATTTTGAATTATCGGGTAACACACAAACATATGTAATACCCGCCGGTAGAGAAATAAACGAACTTCTTTGGTTTCAAAGAGCAGAATTAACGGATTCAATTGTGGATCCATTCTTAGGTGGTTTCGGTGGTCTTGGTGGTGTTGGTTTCGGTGGTGTTGGTGGTTTTGCACAAGTTGGTACTTCGGGTTCTTATTTCATGTTACCCGCATATGACCTACTTTTAAGAATGCAAGATAGAAATATTAAAAATAGATTAATTGGAGGGGATGTTACATATAGAATCACTGCAGGTCCTAACGGAACAAAACTTGTTCACTTACATAACGTACCTGGTGGTAGATTTGATTTCTCTAATTTGAGAAACAATTATAGAGTTTGGTATTGGTATTATGATACCACAGATAGAGATACATGTTTAGATGAAAATGCGGACGTTGTTAAATTACCATCAGATGTTGAAACAACCCCACTGACTTGGGATGTTTTAAATAAACCCGCACAAAATTGGGTTAGAAAATATCTAATAGCATATTCTAAAGAAGGTTTAGCTAGAATATGGGGTAAGTTTTCAGGTGATTTACAAGTTCCTGATAGTTCAGTGAAACTTGATTATAGTTCATTATTAACTGAAGCAAAAGACGAAAGAACGAAGTTAGTTGAAGAGTTAATGCAAAGACTCGAAAGACTTCGCCCCGACAAACTTCTCGAAAGAAAAGGTGCCGAGGCGGAAAATCTTAATAAATCATTGAAGTTTAGACCGATGCAATCACCATTTAATGTAATTTAAGATTCTACTGCATGATATGCATAATCATGAGCACTGTTCTCAATGATTTCATCCTCATTACTTTTTATACTATTTGCCTGTAGTTTTACAACCTTTCTATTGTAGTCTACCCAGTATTGGTCAACTAGTGATAAACTATCTTCAACGTACATAAAAAAAGGATCACGATTTACACGATTCCAAAATAAAACTTCACTATCAGATAAAGTCATCACTTCATCAAACTT